CAACAAGAACCAGAACAAGAACCAGAACAAGAACAAGAACAAGAACAAGAACAAGAAACGATTGAAATTTAATTAAAATAAAATACTTTAACAAAATTTTTAATTATTAAAATAGATTAATAATTAAAAGTTTAAATACAATTTTTTCAAAATGGAAAATAGAGAATATAATAACAATAACAATAATTCGCGTAAAAGACGAATATTACCAGATTTTATTCAAAATCTATGCCCTGCCTCTAAAAAGCGACGTTTAAATAGACAAGAATATAAAATAATCCAATCTGATAAAAATCAATTAAATTACTTACCGGATGATATGTTAAAATTAATTTTAAAATTCAGTCATACAGGTGAAAATATAGCAGAAAATCATAAACTTTTTTTAAAATATAAATTTTGTTGTAATGAAAATATTATATATTTTAAATGTCGTTTAATAAAATTTCTAAGAAGATATAAACCATCTGAAGATGATATTGAAGATTTTATTGTTTTAATTTCAAAAAAACATGAAAAATATAAAATAAATTCACGTTCTTATCCACAAAGTTTAATAATCACAATAAATATTATTCGCAATTATTTTCACAGATGGGCAATGAGAATGAAATTAGATGATACATGTTGTTGTTCTCGTGATTGTGATTTTTGTATTTTACGTCGTATTAAAATTGGGTATCTTTTACATATTTTAGATGAAAGTTATTATTTAAAAGAACAATTAACTTCTCTAAAAGTTCAAAAAGTTTTATTTATGAATTATAAACTTTCAAGAGCTAAACATTTAAGACATAATTCAAGAAAATTACCATCATCTTTTGATATTTATGTAAAACAAATGGAATGGGTAAATTTATTATTTAATGATATCCTATTTAATTCTTCAAGTAAAGTTTATATTAACCACTGGAAAGCATAATGCTATTAATTTAAATATAAAATTGAAATTAAACAATAAATTTCAATAAATTTAATTAAAATGAGTTGTATTCAATTAAATATTCAACAAGCTTATGCATTACAGCAAATGAAAAAAGGATATAATTGTTTTGTTACAGGACCTGGCGGAGTTGGTAAGTCATTTATAATTGATATTTTTGTTAAATGGGTGAAAATAAAATATAAATCGAATCCAAAAGCAGTTGCTGTAACAAGTACTACTGGTATATCCGCATTATTAATTAATGGAATTACACTTCACTCATTTGCTGGAGTGGGATTTGGCGAAGAAAGTGTTAACAGACTTTTGAAAAAAATTAATAAAAAATATGCTACAAAAATGCGTTGGAAATTTATTAAAGTATTAGTAATTGATGAAATTTCGATGCTAAATCCAATTTTATTCAAAAAAATAGAAAAAATTGCGAGAATAATGAAAGGAAATGATCTTCCATTTGGGGGTATTCAAATAATTTTAAGTGGTGATTTTGCTCAATTACCAGCAGTTAAATCACTTAAATTTTGTTTTGAAACTAGTAAATGGAATAAATGTATTGATAAAACTTTATATCTTACAGAAATTGTTCGTCAAAAGAACAAAATGTTTCAACAATGTTTAAATGAAATCCGATTAGGAAAAGTAACTTCACAAACAATTGATATTTTAAAAAGTCGTGTTGGAGTTAAATTAAAAAATGATTACAATATTGAACCAACTAGATTATATTCATTAAAACATCATGTAAATATTATTAATAATGATAGATTACAAATATTAATAAATGAAGGTATGGTTCGTAAAACATATGAATCTAAAACAAAAGTTGTTAAAAATATAAAAAATTTAAATGAAAAATATTTAAAAAGTATGATGGATAAAAATTGTCAATGTGTTGATAATCTAACAATTTCTGTTGGTTCCCAAGTTATGATAATTGCTAATAATTTAACAGAAAAAATTGTGAATGGTTCGAGAGGTATTGTTACAGAATTTATTGGAGAATCGCCTAAAGTGCGTCTACTTGATGGTAGAGAAATTGTTATATTACCACATTTATGGGAATATAACAAAAATGATGAAGTTGTTGTTACAAAACAACAATTACCATTACGATTAGCGTGGGCAATGAGTATTCACAAATCACAAGGGTCAAGTATTGATTATGCTGAAATTGATCTTGGTCGGTCAATTTTTGAAGTCGGACAAGCATATGTTGCTTTATCGAGAGTAAGAACACTGGAAGGGTTATCTATCATTAATTTTCACGAACAAAGTTTAAAAACACATCCAAAAGTTATTGAATTTTATTCTAAATTAATTCCGTGTAATCATCTAATAAAAAATACCATAGATTTAATTTCACATTAAGAATTATCAGTATAACAATTTATATTGCACATAAGACGTATCATACAACTATAACACAAAAATTTCTTCCGACAAGTATGTTCTGGTTGTGTAATATATGACATTGCAAGTGTTTTATTATCATTGCAAGTATTAATACAATTTGACAAAGAACCATCCCCACATTTGTATATTTGAATATAATTCCAAATAATATATTTAAATTCATATAAATCGTTTTTGTGTAAAATTTTAAATAATTTCATTTTATCACAAATCTCATCAACATCGAAACTACTAATTCGTAATCCAAAATGTTTTTCACTGCTGTTCATATATTTAATAAACTTTATTTTTTATTTGAATTGAATCAATAATTTTTGTTATATTTTTAAGACTATTATCCTTTAAAAGTTTTTCTTGAATTGTATTTGTTTTACCACACCATTGGCAAGATAGGTGACCAAAAACGTATATATTTTTTAAATTTGTTTCCATTGTTATTGAACTGTAATTAAAACATTTTTTAACAAATGTAAACCCCATTTTACCAAAAAATTTTGTATTTATCCTATATCCTGTTAGTAAATAACATTTATCAAATTCAATTAAATACTCTTTATTTTTATTCTTAAAATAAAATTTATTGTCAAAACAATCGATTACAATTGAATTGTAATAAATAGTAATATTTTCTTCATATTTTTTTAAAAAATTTCTTAATTTGTTGTTAATATGATCAGATAATTTTGAGTTAAATTCAGAATTATTTTTTATAATCCAATGAATTTTATTAGTAGGTAATAAACCCATTATACAATCTGCTGCGGAATTACCATTGCCTACAACTACAATATTTTTATTAATTTCATCCATATCAAAAATATAATGTGATATATTTGGATTTGTTTTTTCTCCTTGAATTCCAAGATATACTGGAGTATAATAAATTCCAGTACACAAAAGTATATGTTTTGAAGTGATATTAATAATTCTTGAAGAATTTGATACTTTTACATCATATGTATTATTTTTGTTTTTTTGTATATCAATCATTTCCAAATTTTCATAAATTTCTAAATTTTTTTCCCTCTTATACATTAAACAATAATTTAATACATCTAATGTATCTATTCGAGCATTTTTATCTATTTTATTATAATCATAATCTTCAAAACATATTTCATCAAATGTTGAATGAAATTCAATATTTGGATAATCATAATAATTATTGCATATATCTCCTTTATCAATCCCTATAATCATTTTATTGGGAAATTTGCTTTTTAATTTTGATAGAGCATACAAACCATTAGGTCCTGCCCCAATTACTAGAATAAAACATTTAGTTGGAACTTCCATTTATATTTATGAAAATAAAAAAAATTGAATATTTTTTATTCATATTAAATAATAAAAATAAAAATGTTAAAAAAAGTTGCCATTTTTGCGGATTTTGATTTAACATTAACTGAAGAGTATCAACAAATACCTCTCGTTAATCATTATCTAGAACAATATAAAAAATTTTATAATGACCCAAAAATATTAGAACATTATAGAAAATTTGATCCTACTTTTTCATTTAAACAACCTGGTGATTTTTTTAGAATATTACATGTAAAACGTGATGAAATTTTAGTACGTGATAAAACTTCTCGTATTCAGAATGGAATTACTTGGTTAGGGCAATTATTATGTGATAAACAAGAAGGATATCCACTTGAAGATTTAACTTTGGAACAATTATATCAACTTGGAAAACAAATAAAAATGACAACCGGTTGTTTAGAATGTTTTATTAAACTTAAAGAAGATTGGAAAAATAAAGGAATAGATGTTCATATATTTGTTGTAAGTGTTGGTCTCAAAACATTAATTCGTGGAGCAATTGATGGATATATGGAAACAAATAATATCACCAAAAATCCAATTGATGGTATTTATTCGGCCGAAATTAGTGAAAATATTGTTGAAATTAATAATGTAAAAAAACATGTATTTGAAGTTATTTCAGTAATTGAAGATTATTCTAAAACAGAAATCGCATATGAAATTGCAAAAGGTGGTAAAATAAATAGAGATAAAAAATTTACAGGAAATGATTATGTTATTCCACATAATAAATTTATAGTTCTTGGTGATGGATTTAGTGATATTCCAATGTTTCGTTTTTTCAGGAAAAAAGGAGGAAAAGGTATTATGGTTTATAAAAAAGGTTGTATGACTTCTTATCTTAAAGCTAGATCAAACTCTTTTGATAATGTAGATTATTTACTCGAAAGAGATTATACACCTATACCACAAAATCCATTATGGTATTATTTAAATAAAGTAATATCAGATGTATCTTATAAAGAATGTAAACATTCAGAAGTTTCTATATATAATTATAAATGGTCTAAACAAATGTGTAAAACTGAAGAACAAGAAATTGTAGATCATTTATCAAAATGTGAAGAACATAAATTTGGCTTTACATTAACATACGTTGTACCTCGTAATTAAAATTTTAAAATTGATTTTTAACGACTTTAATCAACAAACAATAATTAAAGTCGCTTAACAATTATTATGTCGATTAACAAAGAGATAGAATATAAAAGTTTAGATGAAGATGATGAATTACCAACTTATAATCAAGTCGGTAATCTTCATACAGAAGATTCTTCTTCTTATTATAATGAAATAGAAAACATTTTTTTTTCATTGCCACCAAGTAATGATACTTTTATTAATAAAACGTACAAAGAAATTGTAGAAATTGATGATTTACTAACAGTTGTATTAGCAGATGTTAAAAATCCACCAAGTTTTATCTTAAATAATTTTTCCTTTATTGATTATGGATTTCATAAAAAATTAATGAAATATACACCAAAAAATTGTAACCCAGTATCAACTAAAATCATTTTGATTTGTCAAAAAGAAAGTTTTGAAAGTTATAAATTATTTCTAACTAAACCAAAAAATATTGATAATTTATCAATAGTATTAGCACAAAAAGATTTTTTTTGTTGTCCAATAAATATTTTTGATTTAATTAATATTAAAAAAACAATTTTAGACAAAATATTTGACATAGAAGGTGATACTTTATTATTTTCAAATACTAATAGTCGTTCTAGATATAAAAAAAGGAAATTTAATTTCCACACTATTAGACAATGTATTAATAGTGATCAATTTATTATGGAACGTTTAGAAGCTCTTTCAGATGAAGATTATGATTCACATCATACTGGAATTACAAATAATACAATTTTGTTTGATGAAAGAAACTATGATTTTCATCAACAATTTAGAAGAATTAAAAAAAATGAGGATGAAACTACTCCTGATTTTATTGACAGAAAAATTAAAGAAAAAAATAACAAATCTATTAAATACAAAAACGAATTTAATCAAATTTTAGATATTATAGCAAATTTAATTAGAATTTCTAAATATTGTCCTAAAAATGATTCAGATAATAAAAATGAAGTAATCACACAAACTGATATTGTATTTATGATTAATATGATTATTAATCGTTTATTTACTTCACATAAACATTACATACTTGCTTTACGTTCTTTAGATAGTTTTCACAAAATGGGAATTAGAATTAATTTTGATTCAATATGGTCTGCTATATATGCTAGTTATGTTGAAGAATGTAGTGCAATATTAAAAGTTTCAGAACATACATTTCGCAATTATACTGATGAACATGATACTTTTATGTATACAGATGACGATATACCACTTTTAAATAAAATTAAAAGTGGTATATTTATTCAAAATCAGAAAGAACGTTCGCTTTATTCTTGTAAAAATAAAGATCCAAAAGATTTATTCATACCATTACGACGCCGTGAATGTGGTAATATCCCATCATTGCCAAAGGATTACGATGGCAAACGAACAGGGTATAGATTAAATACATTAGAAGAATTTAGAGAAAGATTTGATATCTTTACTCGTGGATTATTCAAAAATTTTGATTGGTTGAATGGGAAATGTTTAGTATCAGGTTCTTGTATTACAGCATGTTTAGCTCATTATAACAAATGTGGTGAAAATATTAAAGAATTTGAAAAATATATTGATAAAAATTATGCGAAATCAGATGTTGATATGTGTACCACTGCAGAATTGTTACCACTATTACAACGACGCATTTTAAATATTTACAAACAAAAAGAGCAATCTCTCACTGGATTATTTAAACGAAGTAAAACAACAGTTACACTCTGCGCAAATATTACTAAATATGTGACTAATATTAATGAACTTAAAGATTTTTCTAAAGTTATGGAAACAGATTCAAAAACAAATGAAAGTATTGTATCATATAAATGTACACATTGTGGATACAAACAAGAAATGAGTTTATTTATGACAGGCGAATCACATTTTATTAAATGTAAAATGGTAGACGAACATATAAATAAATCATGTAGATATGGAGCAAAAATTTATAAAATGGCAATTGATACACCATTGAACGAAAAATATTTCCGTTCAATTGATGTCTATTGTAATACTTTAGGCAAAATTGGACTATATCATATGCCAGTTGTCAGAGCAGCATATACTGGAGAAAAATTATATATGTATCCCAGTTTTGTGTGTGCAGCAATGTCTGGATATTGTCCTGATTATAAATGGTTTAAAGGAAAAAAAAATCCATTAGGAATTATTCTTGATAAATGGATGAAAGGATATAATATCATTCTAAATAATACAGAACAATTACAATTAATGTCATATTTTATTTATAATCATAGTAAAGAAGCTAAAACAAAAACACCACTACTTCAACCTTATCGCACAAGATGGGATTATACATTTAGTGATCATAGGAATATTCAAAGAATATGTAGAAGAATGGATAATCATCTTCATGCAGTAGATTGTAATATTACCAACTCACGTATGGTAGAACATTTAAAAAAGATTATATATAATAATCTTGTTTAAATTTAATTTAAATATTTTTTATAATAAAAAAAAAAGTTGAATTATCCAGTCCCATTATATTTCTATTTCTTCTTTTTCTTCTTCTATTATTTGTAATTCAACTCTTTCTGGAACAATTTCTGTTAATTCGACAACTTCGTGTATTGTTGGTAATGGTAAACCACGTAATGGTAAAACAGGTTTGGTATTTCAACATTATCAATATCATTATCACTTTTACACCAACTACAAAATTTTATACAACATATTACACAAATAATAAAAATTATACTGTACAATATAATTATTTCTATCCAACTATTTGATAGAGACATATTTATCTATTTAATCAATATTTCAATTTTAAAATATATTAACAATACGGTTATAATTAAAAATTAAAAATTAATTCAAATGAAACATTCAGTCAGTTGCCCAAATTTAAAAAATTTTGAACTAATAAAACAAACCGAAAATTTACTCTCAATAAAAACACGCAATAAATTGACATCTAAAATTATTGTTCCTATATACAAAAAAAGACAAATATTAAGTATTTTTTTATATTTATTAATTCCTTGGATTTTTTTATATTTAAATTTTTTATGTTTAAGATATTTATCCATATATTATCTTTCAGCATATCTCATTCTAGCTACATATTCATTTTGGAGACAAGATAATATAAATCCACATTCATTAAATACATATATTAGAAATTTAACTATTTGGAAATGGTTTAAAAACTATTTCCCGATTTCATTAAAACAAACAGCAATATTAGATAAAAATCGTAATTATATTTTTGGATATCATCCCCATGGAATATTACCCTTTGGTGCTATTATTAATTTTGGAACAAATGCAAATAAATTTGATAATTTATATCCCGGCATTAAACCACATTTAGTAACACTAAGAACACAATTTTTTATCCCATTTTATAATATATATTTAAGTTTTTTTGGAATCACTGACGCTTCAAAAGAATCAATTAATAAAATATTAAAAAATGGACCAGGATCAAGTTGTGTTATTATTTTAGGAGGAGCAAAAGAAAGTTTAAATGCATACCCAGAATCAACAAAATTAACTCTCAAAAATAGAAAAGGATTTGTCAAATTAGCATTATTAAATGGGGCGTCACTAGTCCCTGTCTATAGTTTCGGACAAAATGATAGTTATAATCAAATTATATATAATTCAGATTCGCTTTTGAGAATTATACAAAAAAATTTCCAAAAAAAATTAGGATTTTCAATACCATTTTTTTATGGAACAGGTATTTTTTTTAAATTTGGATTTTTACCTAGAAGGAAACCAATAAACACTGTTATTGGTAAGCCAATTCATTGCCCAAAAATAGAAATACATAATTTAAGACAAATTATCATAGATTATTATCATAATTTATACATAAATGAATTAAAAAAAATTTATAACAAATATAAATTAATATATTGTCCACACGGAAAACCACTCGAATTTGTATAAATTAATTTAATTTATTAAAAAGATACTCTTCTTTGATATCATTCTCATTGTCACTCTTACTCTTACTCTTATATATTATTGGTAATTCCACATTAGATACTTTATCTTTTCTCATCAGTATATTTACCCAATCATGATTTTTAAAAAATTTATGACTCTTAATGTTAATTATTGTATATCTTTTTTTTGGATATTTGAAAATATTTTCTAACAAATTTCTTAATACAATTGATAAATTGTTTGGGATTATATTTTTTATTTCACATTTTTGAATTGTTTTCAAAATTACATCCTTATTCATATTATTAAAAATAGGTTTATCATATGATAATTCTACTAATAATATGCCTAATGCCCATATATCTGAACATTTCCCATAATATTTTCTTAACATTTCGGGAGATAAATACTCAATTGTTCCTTCTATTTTATCACTACGATACAAAATATGATATTCATTTTTTATATGTTTATTTAATCTGCGAGCAAATCCAAAATCTACTATTTTAATATATCCAAATTTATTTATCAAAATATTTTCTGGCTTTATATCCAAATGGACGAAATCATTGTTATGCATAAACTCTAAGGCTAAAATAATTTGCGAAATTATCATTTTAGTCAACTGATAATTATTTTTTGTAAAAATATAAGGATTCTCTTTTTTAATATTTTTTAAAAAATAGAATAATTCTATGCCATCTATATATTCTGAAACTATAAAGAAATGATTTTTTGTTTCAAAAAAACCTTCAACATTAACTATAAATGGATGTTTTAATCTTTGCATTATTTCTACCTCCCTTTTTACAGTTTCACCATATTTTGTCTTATGAATTTTTTTTAAAGCATATAAAAGTCCATTATCATTATACCTAGCTAAATAAACAATCGAAAATGAACCAGTTCCCAAAATTTTTATAAGAGTAAAATCTTTTATTTTTAAATTATCAGGCAACATTTATATTCTTTGTACTTTACTAATTATAATTATTATTTTTATATTTAATTGTTTAATAAATTTAAAATTGAACATATTTATTTAATTCAAATCAATATATTACTTATTTATAATGAGTAGTGAACTTATCCAACATTGGACAGGTGAATGGAAAATTCAGAATAAAAAATCTGATTGGAATAATACATCCATTTCACTCATACAACAAAATTTTAATACTTTAAAACAAAAAAACAAAGAAGATGCACAGATTTGGAAAATTAAAGTAGATTCAAATAATACTAAACTCGGAATTTTTATAGTTTTGAAAAAAAATGGACGAATGAAAGTATATAAAGGGCAAATGAGCGATACTCTTAATATTATTCGCTGGCGAGACTATAAAAGTAACAAAATTGTTGATAAATGGATTAAATCAACAAAAAATTGAAATTTAAATTATTATCTTAATATATATTCCAAATGTCAAATAATGATATGAAAGACTTAATATCCCAATTTAAAAGTTCTATTTTAAAATTTTATCAAAATAAAGAAAATAAAGAAAATGAAGAAATTGATCCTATTATATTATTAAATGATAACTTATTACGATTCCTAATTGCAAGAGATTTAGATATTAATAAAGCACTTATAATGTTTATAAATGTCAATACTTGGCGTAAAAATATACCAATTACTGACATTAACATATCAGAAATAAAAAAAATAAAAAAATTATTTCCAACTTATTGGCTAACACTCGATAAATATAGTCATCCTGTTTATATTGAATGTCCAGGAATTATTAATATGAAAAATTTAATGAAAATTACAACAATTGAATTAATGACTAATATATATATTCAAAATAGTGAATATATGTTTACCCATTTATACAAATCCTTATCCGATCAAAATAATTTAAATATTACTCAAACATTATCTATCATTGATCTTAAAGGTTGTTCATTTAGAAGCCTGACAAAAGAAGTTTATGTATATATCAAAAATATTATAAATATTGGAAATACATATTATCCAGAAACCATATATAAAATGTTTATTATTAATACACCATTTGTTTTTAATACTGTATGGTCTTTAATCAAACCTTTAATACCAACAAGAACACGAGAAAAAATTCATATACTAAAAACAGGAGAAGAAAATATATTATATGAATTTATTGATAAAGATAAATTACCTAAAAATTTAGATTTTACCAATATTGATAATTCTAATAATATATATGAAAAAAATTATTTGGATTGGTTAGAACGTTAATGCTTTTTCTATTTTTTTTGTCTTAGTTTTTGGACCTAAATAAACAAACACAAATTTTGAATTTACAAAAAAACGTTTTGTTAGATTTAATAATTGACGTGTTGTTACACTATTTCTCTTTTTAATTCGAGCCGGCAATTTTTCTATCTTTTTTTGATATACCAAATACTTTTCTAAATAATTTGAATAATCCTCATGTGTTTCTAATAACAATTCCTCCTGAATATTTAAAAGTTTTTTTGCTAATTTAAGTTCTTTATCAGAAACTAAATTTTTTTTTAAATCCTTTAACATATTCATTACAATTGTAATTGTTTCTAACATTTTTTCATTATCTACACCAACTTCTATCGTCATAAAACCACGGTCAGCAGAATATTCTAAATGTGCTGATGAATGATATGATAAACCTTTCTCTTCTCTTAATAATTTATATAAACGAGAATTTGGACCACCACCAATTATTGTTGATAATAACTCATATTTAAAAATAGATTCATTTTCTGCTTTACCTGCCCTAAATACAAATTGTAAAGTTGATTGTGGTATATATTGATGTAAAAAACGAAAACGTATACCTTTCTGTTTATCATAAGTTGTAAGAACCTTGTTCTTCTTTCCCCTTTTTAATTTACTAACGTTTTCCTTTATTATTGACAAAATATCATTCATATTATTTTCTAAATTGCCTATAATCATTATAAAACTATTATTTGGTGTATAATATTTCTTTTTAAACTCTACCAAATCATCTCTCTTAAATCTTCTTACATTTCGTTTTAAACCTAAAATAGTTCTACCAGCTGGTTGATCACCATATAACTTTTCCAGTAAATTACTATGTAATACATGCTCTTCATCATTGTTATACATATTCATTTCTTCTATAACTACATTCCTTTCTAAATTTATCTCTTTTTTGGGAAATGTAGAATTTAAATATATGTCCAAAATTATATTTAATAATTTTTTCCAATACTTTTTATGAGATATACCATAATATGTTGTATAATCATCACTGGTTGCAGCATTATAAGTAGCCCCAATCTTGGCAAAATCTTCTATTATTTTTAATTTATCACGAGTTGATGTACCCTTAAAACACATGTGCTCCAAAAAATGAGACATACCATTCAATTCCTTTATTTCATAATTGGAACCTACCCTACATACTATATGAATACCTATATCTTCCCGATGAGGTATGTCAGAAAATACTACTTCCATACCATTTTTTAACTTAAATTTTCTATAATTAACCATCACAATATATATTATGTAGAAAGATTTATATATTGCTTTTCAGCATAATTAGAAAATGATTTACTACGACACATTGGACAATTTGCCTTTACCTTTATCCAATCTTCTATACATGATTTATGAATATAATTATGACAAGAAGGACAATTTATAACCAATTCCTTATTCTTAAATTCACATAAACAAATCGGACAATTATCATTAATATCCAATTCCCTCTTACTATTATGAAATACATCCTTATGTTTACCTCGTAAAAGGATGTATCTCTCCGTTATTTTATCATCATAATTACTAGAATCCAGATTTTGTAATAAATTTTCATAAGAATTTATTATGTTGACATTAATATTTTCACTAAATTTTAAAGTTTCAAATAAATCTGCTACCCTATTTGAAAAACGATTTATTAGATAATCCTCAGAATTTACTATATAGACTTTTAATACCCTTATTAAAACAAAACAACAATGCTTACATAAACATTTTAATTGCCTACAACGAATATTATCTGGACAATTACAAGATATGTTCTTACGATTTGTATTTATAGTTATTTTATAAATATTTCCAGTTGTACCACAGATATTAAAACACAATTTGTTCGCCATATCCGAATAATCAACCAAAAAAAATCTTTCATTCAATGATTTGTCAATTCTTCTTTTTTGATCAAATTTTAATTTTGTAACCATTTATGCAAAATTATATTATATAATTTAAATATTATAATTTTGTTATATATTTCTATTTTAATTATATATATTTTGGACAATGAAACTTTTAACTATTATTATGTATCACGACATCGTTAATCAAAATGACGATATTTACGACAAATTTGATATGTTACACTATAAGAAGTTCAGTGCAGCTCTTAGACTTCCAGAATTTCAAACACAATTAGAATATATTGTTAATAATTATAATGTTATTAATCCAATTGATTTAAATAACATTATAAATCAAAAAATTACTTTAAAAGAAAAATCTATACTATTAACATTTGATGACGGTTTTCTTAATCATTACAAATATGTATTACCTTTATTAAAACAATACAATATTTCTGGGATATTTTTTCCATCCGTATCTACTACTATCAATAATTACATACCATCCCATTACAAATTTATATATATGATGACTATTTGCGATGAAACATTAGTTCTTAAACAATTATTTAATATCATTGATAATCAACTAAGAATAGAATTCAATTTGCCAACAAATGATGAATTATATAAAACATACTCTAAAACACAAATTCTAAATAATGTATGGAAACCAGAACATATCTTTATATCTCGCTTTCTAAGATATGCAATAAATCAAGAAAAAAGTGATATCATATTAGATGAATTATTCAAATTTTTTGGAATAAATCAACAAATATTATCTAGAAAATTATTTATTAACGAAAAACAAGCAAAAGAGATGCTACATGCTGGAATGTATTTAGGAGGACATGGAGATAAACACTTCTTATTACATATTTTAAATAAACAAAAACAAAAAAAAGAAATTATATCTTCATATAATTTTTTAAAAAAATTACACAATAATAAAAATTTTAACTTCTATTATTGTTATCCACACGGCTCTTATAATAAAACTTCCATGTCAATACTTCAAAAATTAAATTGTAAATTTTCTGTAACAACAAAATCTGGATTTAATGATATTAATAACCTAAAACAATACGAATTATTTAGAGAAAGAGAATTCTATTTACCATTAGAGTAAATTTATAGATTACTTAATATAAATCTTGAAATAATATGTTTAATTTCACTTAATATCTCATCATAATTTTTATTTGTACAATATACCTTATAATCACTATATTTTTCATACAATATACTCCTTTCTTTAAACAAATCCCTAAATGTCATTCCAGGCTTTATTACAACTCCTCTTTTCTTTAAATCGCCCAATCTATCTCTTAATGTTTCTATATCTAAATAAAGATAAATTATTATACTATTTAGTTTTTTAAAATGATTCATTATTTTATCACTATAAATAACACTGCCACCAGGAGAAATTATTGTATTATGACAATTTAAATTACAAAGAACTTCTTCCTCATATTTACAAAATTCCTCTTCCCCTAATTCTTTTAAAATTATACCCAATTTTTTACCATAATTATCTTCCATAAGTGTGTCGCCATCTATAAAATTTATATTATATATATCACTTATGATTTTTCCCCAATAACTTTTACCTACACTAGGCATACCAATAAAGATAATGTTTTTATTATTCAGTTTCATAAATATAATTAAACGATATATTTATAAAAATGAACGGAATATTTATATAATTTCTTACAATATTATTACTATTAAATTATATAAATTATGAAAAAATTAGTAGTTCTTTAACAAAATAAGTAAATTATCGCCAAGCGGACCAAGGGTGAAGCCCTATCGGGCTCCCGATACGCTCATCTTCGATGGCTATAATCCATTTAACCGCAATGATAAGTACAACCAACAAATGCAGCAATATAAGCTGTTCCACCACTTGCTATCAAACTATCATATTCGATTTTTGTTATTTGAGTAGAATCTTCTTTTAAATAACGAAT